TTGCACCCATATAACGGCATCACCTGGAAGGATTGCACCCATATAACGGCATCACCTGGAAGGATTGCACCCATATAACGGCATCACCTGGAAGGATTGCACCCATATAACGGCATCACCTGGAAGGATAACGTAAAAAAAAAGCCTCACTAAATTAATAATGAGGCAAATGTTATTTAAAAATGTTATACGTTTGTGCGTAAATTGTTCGCGTTGTCTGTTGGCTTTTTTGTCTAACCTTCTGTATTTTTACATTTCTATTAACATACCGATTAAAGTAATAATTCCGTACATCGCACCAATAACGGTAAAAGCTAGGCACAAACCTAAAAACTGGCTTTCGTTATTTTGCATAATCATATAGGGTTTTGTTGCTTTTCAAATGTTGTAATAGTTCGTAAACGTCGGCACAATTATTTAACTCGCAATAGTACTCTATTTCCGTATCGCTATTTATATTCATTTCGTCGATATTGTAGTAACTGCAACATTCTGCAAACGTATCCCAATATGACTCTTCCTCTGCGAAGGTGTCGATTTTGTAATTATACTTTTTTACGGTGTTGTATATTTTCGTACTTCCGTACCATTTATAGTCGTTATATGCTTTATAACTATCGTTTGAGAACCAATTTAATTTGGCTTTATCCCAATGCCCCTTGGACTCGTTTATTAATGTATGGTTTCCGTTATTGTCTAAAAATACCAATTTTGAGCCACTGCCAATATAGTTGGCAATAAACAAATTTGAGGTTTTACAGTTAATAAAGTCGTGTTTGAAGCCTTTTAGTATTTCGTTAAATTGGTATGTATCGGAGTGCTTTGTATTTCCCAATCCCGAAATTACCCCATTGTGAACAAAACCTAAATTATCATTAACATTAAAAGGGTGCAAATTTTCTTTACCATTTATTCCGCTCGTTGCTATTCTGAAATGTAAAACGATTTTGCCTGTTTTTGTATTATTTCTCAATTCATTATATTTTTGTAGTAGGGCGTTAAATTTGTAGGTTTTAAAACTATTTAGTTTACCGTTTGCGTTCCATAATAAACCGGCTCCCATTTCGTTATTGTCAAAACTGTTTTTAATCGTTTCTTTACTTAATTTTCCTTTTGTATTTAATATTGCTATACACATAATTTCTTAGTTTTTATCGTTGTTATTATTATCGTTTTTTCTTGTTTTTGTCAAATCGACGCCTTCAAATTTGAGGGTATTTTTTATAATTCTATCGTTTAAAATCTGCATCTTATCTGCATTATAAACTTCGCTTAAAAGTGTTTTAAACTTTGTTTTTATGTGCCAATATGCAGTCCTTACGTCTGCCGTTGGGTGTTCCAACATCTTTTCAATTAATTTAGTTCGCCATAATAAAGTAGATACATTTGGGACTGCCGAAATTATACGAAATTCGATTCGATTGTTATGAATTTTAATCGCTTGATATTTTTCATTATCGTTTTTTAGGTCTTTATTGCTTTTGCCTTTACTGTAATTTTTGTCAACTCTACCGTAATATAAAGAGTAAAGCAAGGGAGTATAACCACAAACAAGATTAAAAACTTCTTCACCATTGCAGTCTTTTTTTGATAAATTTATATGCCCTCCGCAACTTGTTGAAAAACTCGCGTTTATATGGTCTTTCAAAGTTTCGTTATTGTTTATCAAGTCGAAAATCTTTTCTGTGTCAAGTTCAAAAGTAGGACTTATTAGCTCGAAGCCTGAACCACTATTTAAACTGCTATCTTCCTCTTTTCTCCAAATATAGTCCGTTTCACATTCAAAATCGTCTATATTAATACTCTCTAAAATATCCCTATCTTCTTTCTCTATTTCAAAACCGATTTTGTAAAGTGAGGTATTATCGAAATTTTTTTCTTTATAGTTTCCGTTATGATAACCGCGTGTAAAATCCTCACAAGGTGGGTAGCTGAAATACGCATCACTATTTTCGTGCCAAAACGCATCTCTATCGCTATATTCTTGCAAATCTTCAAGATAATAAATTTGGTTATAATCAAGAGCGTCTTCGTCGTAAAACTTCCCGTCAAAATAAACTAAATTTAGTCTATCTATTGCCAATTGGGAGTAATATTGAGTGTTTTTATAAATTTCCACTTCTCTCACGTCGTCGTTATAAAAATATTCCTCGTAATATTCGCAATACATCGCATCTTCGGTTTCACAAACATCTCCGTTATGTAAAATTACGTAATTATCTATACTATAATATAGTCCGTTATGTTCAAAAACATCTTCGTTTCTTAATTCGTGTTTCGTGCAAAAATCTTCGTTTATCGATTTTACTGCGTTTCTTAATTCTTGAGTTTCCATAATTTTAGTTTATTAAATTGATTAAAAAATTGATTAAAATGTAAGTGGCTATAAATTGAGCAAATAAAATTTGTTTGTTTTGGTATTTAAAAAAGTCTTTCATTATCTGTATTGTGTCGGGGTTAGTAAATGGATTGTTACTATTGCGGTCAATAGAATGGTAAAAAACAAGGCGGTTTTTCATGTTGTTTAAAGTTTTATTAAATTAATTATTAAAAGATTGTTATTAAAAGATTGAAATTAGGGTCATTATATAGGTCAATTTTAGAAAATTGATAGTTAGTATTTATGATATTAAAAAAATAGTAATAACACGTTTCAATTGGTTCGTGTGTACTGTAATAAAAAATAAATTTTTTATAGGTTTGCGGGTCATTGTCAACTATATAAGTTGCTTGAATTTTATAATTTTCCATAAGTTTTAAATGTATTGATTAATTAATTTTTTATCGTTGTTTGCGATTGCCTTTATATATGCCTTATGATTAATTTTATAATGAATATTCCCCAAATTATAGGTATTAATAAAAAAATGATAATCACAAGCTATCAAAATTGATAAACTTGAATTATTATTTCTGAATTTACTATTATATGCGTTTTTTTTATTTAACATGATTTTAGTTTATTAGATTAATTAGTAAATTGATTAAAAAATATATTCCGATAATTTGACCGAAAATAATTTGTTTGTTTTGATGTTGAAAAAATGATTTCATAATTATCTGTAACAGGATAAAGTTAAAAAATGTACACTTGTTGCCAAAATTGTAACTACTGCAAAAAATAAGATTAAATTAAAATTTTTCATTCTATAAAGTATTTAGATTTGCCCCGTTTTGGTTCCTTAATCTGTTACAAATATAAGGCGGTTATTTGAATAATAAACTACTTTTAACAAAAAATTAAGATAAATTTAACATATTGCACCAGATAGACTGGAACCAGAAGCGGACGGCACCAGATAGACTGGAACCAGAAGCGGACGGCACCAGATAGACTGGAACCAGAAGCGGACGGCACCAGATAGACTGGAACCAGAAGCGGACGGCACCAGATAGACTGGAACCAGAAGCGGACGAGGCAACCTATAAACCCTACGAGGCAACCTATAAACCCCACGAGGCAACCTATAAACCCTACGAGGCAACCTATAAACCCCACGAGGCAACCTATAAACCCTACGAGGCAACCTATAAACCCTACGAGGCAACCTATAAACCCCACGAGGCAACCTATAAACCCTACGAGGCAACCTATAAACCCCACGAGGCAACCTATAAACCCCACGAGGCAACCTATAAACCCCACGAGGCAACCTATAAACCCTACGAGGCAACCTATAAAAATATAAATTACATTAGGATATATAAATATTATTTTGTATCTTTGTTTTAGTATTGTCGCTGATACAAATAAAAATTTAATAAAATTCCTGCATTGATATAGACAGCGACCTATTGATATGTGGGTTTTTTGTATTATGGAAGAAATATATAAAGATGTTATTGGGTATGAAGGAATTTATCAGGTATCTAATTTTGGTAATATTAAATGCTGTAAAACTAATTTAATTAAAAATTATTATTTAGAAAAAAACGGATATTATTCTATTACATTGCGTAAAAATGGAATTGGAAAGACAAGAAAAGTTCATCAATTAGTTGCTGAATCATTTTTAAATCATAAAAGATGCGGATTAAAGTTGGTTATAAATCACATTGATTTAGATAAAACTAATAACAAAGTGGACAATTTAGAATTAATTACAAATAGAGAAAATTGTAATAGAAAGCATTTAAAATCAACATCTAAATATATAGGTGTCCACTGGAATACAAAAGATAAAAAATGGAAGTCAGTTATCTCTATAAATGGAAAGTCTAAATTTTTAGGATATTTTATAACTGAATTAGAAGCATCAGAAGCATATCAAGAAGCATTGTTAAACTTTTGTTAATCCATAGTTCGTAATTCAAACAGTTGCCATATATTTGCAGAAGAAAATAATAACTATGAAAACATACTACGCAAGTTCAGAAAGTGGATATTACAGATTTGTAGCAAAAAACATATCAGAAGCAAAGCATTGGGTTATAAATCATTTAGACAGTTCAAAAGAATGGATTGTAGGTGAGATTATAAACCCAACAGATATAAACCCCGATTAACAAAAAGGAATCTATATAAAAGATATATCGATGGCGGTGTATATGCGTGAGTCAAAGTTAGGTGTTAATCAATGGGGAAAATATTCATAAGCCTAACAAATATACATATTCTTTGACGTTTCGGAAAGACGAAAAAATATAACCCTTATAGCATTAATTTGTTGTAAGGGTTATTTTAATACCCACCGTAGAAATATACCCACCGTAGAAATATTTTACACATTAGTAATGTGTAATTTTGTATATTTGCAATATGACAGATGAAAAACTTATAGAAATAGCTAAAAATAATCAAACCATACTGGACAGTAAGGAAATTGATGTTGATTTTGTAAACCTGACAAGGCAACTTATGCACTCAACCGCTGTTGACTATTTCAATTGGAAAAAGCGGACAGTTTTACTCAAAAGAATAAGCTGGAAAACCAATACAACCGATGAGGTTATGAATATAGTTGAGAGAGGTTTGGCTCAAATGAAGTACGACACCAAATCTGAAGTGGACATTAATCTATTGAAGTTCTTTAGATAGCCACAAAGGAATTATCTACATTGACAATTTATTCCAAAAGTAGTAGTTGAGTCTGTTCCAGTAAAAGTATCCAACAATTCTTTATCTTTAGTATCTTGGATTACACGTTCTAAATATAATAATCCATCCATCAGTTCTTCTCGGAAGTGAATCATCCATTCTAAGGTACTTAAATCTTTTCTATCTAATGTAGTACCATATTTAGTAATTCCTACTTCAGAACGCTCTTTAAATCGATTTACAACGCTTTCTACAATTGAATCCTTAACTATTTCAGATTCTTTATAAGGTTTTGCTTCAGTTCCAAAGTAAACCATTCCAGTGTGACTTATCATATTTCTTCTAACAGTTTAATTTCTCCATTTTTATCTGAACCGCATATCTTTCCATTGTTAATATATATGGGATTTGATTTAACAAACATTTCTTTGGACATATTAAGAAAAGTATATTTCTTATGTTTTGATTTCAAAAGTACCAAATCCAAATAGAAGTTAATGTCCATTGTGATTACGCTATCGGTTTCATATTCATTTCCATAAACATCGTAGTGCAGTATGTGTCCATTGATATATACTAATCCTTCTTCTTCTTTAAAAGGTTTAGTCTTTAAATAAAAGTATACAATCATATTGCTACAAAGATACTAAATTAATTAATACTATTTATATATATTTATTATTATTATTATTTGTAGGAAATATATATATATAAATGGCTATTATTAAAAAAACTAAAAAAATATAGAAAATAGACCCCCCCACCCTATTTTGGTATTTCGTTTAGGGGGGGGTATAAAAACGCACTTTTTTTTTATAAAAATTGAAATATGGCACTTTTCAATACTTTTTTCCTACAAATATAGGTTGCGAAGCAATTTATAGATACAGATATGTTAAAGTTTTCTAAAAGAGTATTGTGGATTTATATAACTAATGTAGATTTGTACTCGAAGTCAAGGAAACAAATTTGTGGCAGACTTTAAATAAATACATTATGACAACACTTGAAGATTTAATTGAATATGTAGATGACACATTTCAAGATGACGAATTAAACGAGTACATTGAAATGGTTAATTTTGTAGCTGGAAACATTTACAAGATTAATAAAAGAATTAATTTAATTGAGAAAGAACGAACTACTTTTGGAAGTATTAGTTCAGAAACACAATTGGATTTAGATAAATTAAGACAATCATTAACAAAAGAAATAAATAGACTATAATGGAAGAAGTAATCCTACAACAGATAGAATCATTAGAATTGATTATGAAGCACGAACAAAGAAAATTATATATTGCTACAAATCATTTAAAAGAATTAGCTAAAATTGAATCAAATTTTATTACCTTTGGCTCGTTATCAAATGAAGAACAGTTAGATAAACAAATAATCCTATCACAATACTTATAATGAAAGAGATAAAACGATTTGACAAATGGATGAGAAAAACAGTACAATCCATACATTACCACGACAACGAACAAATGTGTAACGCTTACGAAAGAATTAAGAAATGAAGAACGGATATACAATAAATAATTATGGGAATGGAACTTATGTTCTTGTAAATAATTATAAAGGATTAAATGAGATTGTAAATTTTATATATACAGACCCATTGTACCAAGTAAATAGAAGTATCAACTCCATTGGATTATGGAAACCAAAAGCAAAAAAAAATGAGCAATAGACATCAAGCAATCGAACAATTAGAAACAATTAATAACTTACCGTACGAGGCAACCTATCAAGGCAATCAAAACCAACAAAGGTCAGAAAGCTGGTTCAAAGAAAGATATGGCAAATTCACAGCATCAGAGATACACAAACTTTTAGGAGTTCGTGGATTAGGAGAAACTGGAAAGACTTATGCGATTGAAAAAGCAATCGAACAATTGTACGGTCAAGTCGAAGATAGTTATCGTGGTGCTGATATGCAACGTGGGGTTGAATTAGAGCCATTAGCATTTGCTAAATTCCAAGAGATGCACCCTGAAGCAACTGAATCATTTATGTTTCCTTATGGCAGTCACGCTGGAGCATCACCCGATGGCGTTGTAGGAAAGGATGCGATACTTGAGATTAAGTGTCCACGAGCAACTAAGTTCTTTAAGATTGTAGCTGACGAGAATATTGATAAGGAATACTATGCTCAGATGCAGATGCAGATGTTATGTAGTAATTCTGATAAGGCATATTTCTTTAACTACTGCATCATTGATGGCGAGGAATTTCATCACACAATTGAAGTAAAAAGAGATGAGGAAATGATTAGTCTTATTAAAGAAAGACTTGAGGAAGCAATAGCTATTAAAGAAGCATATATTGAGAAGATAACTAAAAACATACAGAAATAATGGCTCACTATATAAGTGCAATAGATTTAGCGAATCAATTTCGAGTAAGTAAACAAACGATTGTAAAGAGGTTTGATAAACTGGACATCCAACCATTAAACCTAAACCACAAACTGTATTATTTAAAATCAAATATTGATTTGCTCAATGGTATGAAGAATCCACGTATTTTTATAACTCCTAATGAGAGATTTGCAGTTGTAGAGTATTTCCTAACCCACCGAGATAACAGAGCTATGGATTTAGAAAAAGTATTCTTCATACCTCAGCATAGAATTGATAGAATTTTAAGCGAGTATTTAAAAAATGATTTATGTATAACCGTACCAAGTAAACTAAACAAAGAATGAAACAACAAATTTTTATAGACGACATACACGAGTATGATTATGAAGAACTGACCAAAGGAGATGTAATACACCATATTCTTTATTTCAGCAACGCAGAGCAATGGAATGACCATATAAAAGGCAAAATTGCAATGGAAATTAAAGACGATGGAAATGGATTAGAAGGAGATGAATCAGGTAAAATTGATTACCACAAAGCAGAGCAATTATTTATACTTCTAAAACTAATCAATCCTATACAAAAATACGAAATAGGAACTAAAAAGTTATTGTAATGAGCGATATAACTAAATGCAAAGGCACTAATTGCGACAAACGAGAGTTCTGTTACCGATACACCGCAATGGAAAGTAAGTATTATCAATCTTGGTTTGTTGATGTACCGATAAAAAAAGATGGAACTTGTGATGAGTTTTGGGAAATGAAATGCGAACATTGTGGTCAATATAATGGTATTCACAAACTTAGTTGCAAAACTGGAAAAATAACCGTACATTTGTAAAATGACAAGACAAGACTATATCAGATTAAAGCAGACTAACCCCACCGAGCTAATATACATATATTACAAGGAAAAATTTGATGGGTACAAACATAAACCTGAATTAAGTAGAAACGAACTTATGATGTACGTTCAGATGTACAACGATGTAAATTCTATACTTAATTATGTTGTTCAGGAATACGATAGGAAATTTGATATAGTCTTGCTTATAGACACTAATGGACAATACATAAAATCATTATGAGAAACCACGAGATAAGTAAAGTCTTGCGAGATGCTGGAATAAAAGAACATCGGTTATGGGACAAGCCAAGACCAAAATGGGATGATTATGATTTCATAGTCTTAGAATGTATCAAACGTGGATTACCAATTCCTAATAAGAAAAGTGAAAGCGAAGTTTCTATTATTAGAAAAATAAAAAGATTAAAAGATGGCAAAGTATATGAGTCAGTAAAATTAGCTTCTGAAGATAATGGAATAGGATTAAATTTAATATACGATAATTGCAACGGAATAAAAGAACAACAAAAATTTATATATATATATGAAAAGAAAGTACAGTCATTGGCAAAGAGTTTTGAGGATTATGGAATTTTACCACAAGAGGGGTGTGAATAAGGAACGAGTAAACGAAGTGTATAGAAAAATTAACTTAATAAGATTAGAAAAATGATAACAATAGCAGCTGGATTAATAGCAGTAGTTTGGTTCTTAATGGAATTAATTTACCATTATCAAGGAGAAATAACAATAGTTCCAATTAAGGGCGTAATGCTCGGAGCGTTATATAATAGTGAGGAAATCGAAGAAGAAGATACCGAACATATTATCCAAATACTTTTTTTTGTATTTTCTTTCAATTTTATTTGGATAACTGAGAATTAAGTATTACATTTGTCAAGATGTTATGGGGGAGCATCATAATTTCCCCTACTAAATTTTATATGCTATGAGCAATAGAACACAAGTTTTCGCTGGAGGAAGTAAAAATCCAGCAACAAAGTTTTTAGATTGGAAATCTGACCAAAAAGGATTTTCTTATTACGACAAAGGATTAGGCAAAAATGTTGAAGTTCCGCTTCCATTTAAGTTTGTTTTCCTTGATGAATTATCAACCGTAAAGGGTTGGAATGATGCAAGTTCTTCAGGTATTTTCTCGAATGAGGTTAAGTATCTTTCTAAAGAGCCAATGACCGTTAAGGCATTTAAAGGCGGAGAGATTGCAAAAGGATTGTATAATGAGATTAAAGAACGTGTTAAAAACGCAGGTGGACACTACTCAAAGTCTATCTACATTATGACTGAGGATGGTGCATTAGCTAACATCCAGTTGAAAGGTTCTGCTACCCAACAATGGGGAGAGTTTGTGAAAGCAAACAGACAAAGCATTACTCGTACTTGGGTAAATGTAAAAACTGCTACCGAGAGTAAAAAAGGTAAGGTTGTATTCTCTGTTCCAAACTTCACAATCGGTGCTGATATTGAGGATTTAGATGCGAGAGATGCTGATGCAAAGTTTGATGAGTTAGAGTCTTATCTTAAAACATATCTTGCTAAAGTTGATGTAGAGGATATTGATGTCGAAGCAGAGATTGAAGCAGACGTTCCGTTTTAGCATAAAGTAACTGGCTTTAGAAAGTAAAGAAAACTAAAGGGAATACAAATCCACTTTACAGGATTGTGGTATCGGGAGCTAAACAATGAAGCGTTTAATTAGCAAGTTAGTAAGTCAGGTGGGAAAGGCTAACATTTTATTACCATTCGTGGTAAGAAAGACCCTAAAAAATGGGGTTTATCATACAAGTATAACATCCACATACTTTAAGAAATTAGGTGTAAAAACCATAAGAGCCTTAATGATTTGGAGTGGATGCCAATGAGTTAAGGCTCTTTAAATTATAACAATATGAAAAGAATATTAGTGGCTTGTGAAGAAAGCCAGGCGGTAACAAAAGCATTTAGGAATTTAGGTTATGAAGCATTTAGTTGCGATTTATTACCTTGTAGCGGAGGTCATCCCGAATGGCATTTTAATGAAGATATGTTTGAGGTTATTAAAAGAGAATCTAAATTTGATTTGATGATTGCTTTTCCACCTTGTACAGACTTAGCAGTTAGTGGGGCAAGACATTTTGAAAGAAAGATTGCTGATGGAAGTCAAGCAAAAAGTATTCAGTTCTTTATGGATGTAATCAATGCAGATGTAGAAAGAATTGCAGTTGAAAATCCGATAGGAATAATGAGTAGATTATACAAAAAACCAAATCAAATAATACAACCCTACTGGTTTGGAGATAAAGCACAGAAAAGTACTTGCTTATGGTTGAAAAACCTACCTAATTTAGAACCAACCGACATAGTTGAAAAGGGAGAGTTTAAAGAATGGAATGATAGAAAGACAGGTAAATTAAAAAGACAAGCGTTGTGGTATTATGAAGCATTATTAAAAGCTAAAAGTCCAGAAGAAAGAAGAACATTAAGAAGCAAAACATTTCAAGGCATAGCTAACGCAATGGCAGAACAATGGACAAAAAATTTATAGTATGAAAATATCAGTATTCAAAGATTTATTAAAATCAAAAGAAGTTCCATTTATTGTTCCAATCGAAAAGGTTGTAGCACGAATAAAAGAAGGTAAAAGCAAAGAACTAATTGAACGCATCCGCAATGGAGAGGATTTAAAAAAACAACTACCTTGCATCTTATTTGCTGGAGAGTTTAGCGAAAGAAATTCAAATGGATTGATTACTCATTCGGGACTAATGGTTGTAGATTACGACAAATACCCCAATAATGACGTAATTAACGAACATTTTGAATTATTGAAGCAAAATCCACACTTCGTTTTATTGTTCATTTCTCCTTCAGGGAATGGTATAAAAGGAGTTGTAAAAATACCAGTTGCTACTAAAGAAACACATCCAAAGTACTTCAAAGAATTTCAGAAAAAATTTGATTTTGATTATTTTGACATTGCCAATTCAAACGTGGACAGAGTTTGTTTTGAGTCTTATGACCCGAATATATATGTTAATTATGATGCAGAAATGTTTGATGCAAAGTTAGTTGATGAGGGTTTTACTATTTCAGAACGTGTGCCATTAGTTCCAATTACAGATGAAGATAAGATTATTGATAGGATAATGAAATTCAATTGGGGCAAAGGATTTAATGAAGGAGAGCGTAATGCGTTTGTGTTTGATTTAGCTGGAGCATTTTGTGAGTATGGAGTTAGCCAATATACTGCTGAGGGATATATACTTAACAATGTAATCATTGGAGAGTTTTCAGAGCAAGAAGCTAAGACTACTATTAAGTCTGCATACCGTAAAAGGCAATTCGATTCTAAATACTTTGAGGATTATCAGAAAATTGATAGGATTAAACTTGACTTGCATAGAGGTAAAGCAGAGGTAATGAAAATCCATAACATCGATGAAGATACATTTGACGATTTAAAAGTAGTAAGCGAAAACTCAAACTTTTGGTACTTAGATAAAAAGGACAATGTAAAAATTGATTCTTTAAAGTATAAGATATTCTTAGAAGAAAAGGGGTTTTATAAACACTATCCAAATGGAAGTGATAAACCAATGTTTGTGTACACAAAATCAAATAAAGTAAGAGAATCATCAGTAGCAAGAATTAAAGATTTTGTTCTTACCTACCTACTTCAAGGAAAGCATATCGATGTATTTAATTACTGCTCAACTTATCATAACTTGTTTACCGAGCAATATTTGATAATGTTAGAAACTATTGACCTAATGATGCTCAAGGATTTAAAAGATGTAAGTTATATTCCATTCTCAAATGGTATTTTAGAAATCACTCAAACCAAAGTAGAATTGAAGGAATACTTTGAGATGGATGGGTATATTTGGGAAAGTCAGATATTGGATAGGGACTGGGTAAAAACAAAATCAAGTGACAATGACTATCAGAAATTCATCGAGAACATATCACACAACGATTCTGATGCAATGAAATGCACGATAGGTTACTTACTATTAAATTATAAAAATCGTTCTCAAAACAAGGCTGTAATCCTTAATGACGAAATCATATCAGAATCCCCTGAAGGTGGAACTGGAAAAGGATTATTCGTACAAGGGATTGGTCAGATTAGAAGAACGGACATTATAGATGGTAAGCAGTACGATAGTAAAAAACAATTCTCGTACCAAACCATATCATTAGAAACCAAAGTACTTGTGTTTGATGATGTTAAGAAAGGATTTGACTTTGAGAATAATTTTAGTTTGATTACAGAAGGAATTACATTGGAGAAAAAAAATAAGGATGCTATCAAGCTAAATGTACACGAAAGTCCTAAAGTAATCATCTCTACTAACTATGCAATCAAAGGAGATGGACACTCACAAGACCGTAGAAGGCACGAGCTGGAGATAGCACAATATTATGGTAAGTCATTGACTCCTGAGCAGGATTTTGGCAGACAACTGTTTGATGATTGGGAGATGGATGATTTCCACAGATTTGATAACTATATGGTGGAGTGCTTACAAACTTATTTTACTTATGGATTGATTGCTCAAAATAGTAAGAACACTAAATTGCGTAAGTTTATTGCGAGTACCTCTCCTGAGTTTAACGAATGGTCAATGGATAGCGAAAACCTACCGATAGGAATACGATTAGATAAGCAGATATATCTTGATAATTTCAAACGTGATTATCCCGATTTTGCTCAATTCAAATTAACACACAAACGATTCCAAATATTCATACAGAAATATTGCCAGTTTAGAGATATTAAATACGATGATGGTAATAGCAACGGAATGAAATGGTTTATGGTTGGAGAAGAAGGAACTGAAGAAGAAGTTATGTTTTAACCTCAGCCAAATCTACCAAATAAATACACCTTTTGGCTGATGTTAATAATATGTTAAATAATGTTTTAATAAAATAAAAGTATTACATTTACAAAAAACAAATAGATATGACAGAGCAAGAAGAAGGATTAGAATTGTATTTAGAGCTATATGATAAAGATATAGTAGATGCTTTTGGAAGAATATATATATCTGATGGAGTATATTTATGTCCAAATGGAAAATATGAAGTAGATGACTTATGAGAAATACAAAAGAAAAAGCAATACAGTTAGTAAACTCATTTGATGAGTTGGGTAGAGATTTCACAAGAGGAGTTTCTATGAAGGAATTTTCAAAGCAATGTGCTTTATTAGCAGTTGATGAGATTGATGCTATTTATCAAAAATTAACACCAAAAGACGACCCTTATTATTTCTTGTTAGAATTAGAATATTGGCAAGAAATTAAACAAAACATAGAGAAATTATGATAGAGAAATTCACAACAGAAATATCAATAAACACTAAAGGAGAAGCAATCAGATTTGCAAATGCGTGTTATGAAGTAGCAGAAGATTTTACAATTAATTTTTGTATTTGGATGTCAAAGCAAATGATAAATTTAGATACTGATTATAAAAAAGAACATTTTGAAGTATTATTAGAAGAATATAAAAAAACATTATGAAATATATTTTAGTATTAATCGCATACGAGTTTACAAGGTCAAAAATGATTTGGCTATGGTATTATTTAATTAAAAAAGGAACAGAATGAAACAATCAGCAGTAGAATGGTTGATATTCCATTGGATGGAACTTGACTACCAGTATTATTCAGGTGAAATAGGAAGGATAGATTATAGGAACAAAAGAGACTCTATACAATTAGAAGCCAAAGAAATGGAAAATAAACAGATACAAGATGCCTTTAAAAAAGGTCAGCAAAGTACATTAAAAATATCATAAATTATGAAAGCAACATTAGAATTTAATTTACCCGAAGAACAAATGGAGTTTAATAGAGTAAATCAGTCATTAGATATGGCTTGTGCTTTATTTGATATACTACAATTGCGTAAGAAATTAGAAAGGCATTACGATTCATTTACTGATGAAAATATACCTGATGCTTATGATGCATTGTACAGGATGGCAGACGAAATAGGAGAGATACTTAACGACCATAATATTAACATTGATAAATTAATAGAGTAATGAGTAGATTTAACATAGATTTTTTTGAATTTAGTTTTTTAGTTGAAGCGTGTATTCCTCCAAGAGCTATTGCAAGAGCAATGTTTTGGGATGATGTAATTGATATACATTATAATTTTTTGACTGATAATGAAAGAGTAAGATTGTTTGAATGGATTAATAGAAATTCTTGTATGCAAGATGGAATAGAACAAGGAAATGAAGATTGTCTTTTATTTAATGCTAGATTTAATCCTGACAATCAATACAAAGTACATACCAATTACAATGATAAACTTGAAGTGTATAATGCGTTTAAATTAAATGATAGGTATTATATAAAGAAAAATACATCAATAGAAGATAAGTATATAGTAAAAGTAGAAAAGTAATATGGAATTAAGACCTTATCAAGACGAAATAGCTCAAAAAGCTACTAAAATCCTAAAAGAATGTGGATTTGTTTACCTATCGATGGAAGTTAGAACTGGAAAGACAATTACCGCATTAGAAACTGCTTATAACTTTGGTGCTGAACGTGTGCTATTTATAACTAAAATCAAAGCATTTTCCTCAATCAAAAGTGATTACGATAACATTGGGTACTTATATAACCTAACTATTATTAACAAGGAATCTTTGCATACAATTGAGGATAATGACTTTGATGTGATTATAATTGATGAAGCACACGGATTAGCTGCATTTCCAAAAGCATCAAAATATCAAAAGGACATACGTAAAAGATTTAGTAAAGTGCCAATGATATTTTTATCAGGAACACCAACTCCTGAATCATTCAGCCAATGGTATCACCAATTGCAGGTAACAGATAAAAGTCCATTCAAACATTACATTAACTTCTACAAATGGGCGAATGATTATGTGAATGTAACAGAACAGAATTTAGGATATGCAAGAGTTAAAGTTTATAAGGATGGAATTGAAAGTAAAATTTTACCTCAAATACAACCGTATATTATAACTTTTACACAAGCACAAGCTGGATTTACATCCGAAGTAAACGAACATATATTAGAGTGCCAAATGGAGGATATAACCTATGATATTATTAAGCGATTAAAACGTGATAAGATAGTGCAGGGTAAAAGTGGACTCATATTAGGAGATACTGGAGTAAAATTGATGCAGAAGGTACACCAATTATCGTCAGGGACTTGTAAGTTTGAAGATGGCACATCAATGGTAATTGATTATTCAAAGGCAAAGTTTATAGAGGAAAGGTTTAGATTTAATAAGATTGCTATATTCTATAAATTTAAGGAAGAACTAAATGCCTTAAAAAGCATTTATGGAAGTGATTTAACAGAAGATTTGGATGAGTTTAATAATACCTTTAAATGTATAGCTTTACAAATCGTGTCAGGTCGTGAAGGTATAAGTTTAAAAAACGCAAAGTACTTAGTGTACTACAATATTGATTTTTCTGCTACAAGTTATTGGCAATCAAGAGATAGGCTAACCACAATGGACAGAAATACTAATGATATTTATTGGGTATTCTCTAAAGGAGGTATTGAGAAAAGTATCTATAAATCTGTGATGAATAAAAAGAATTACACTTTATCGAATTTTAATCGTGAAAACATTTTGTAATTCAAAATAAAGTATTATATTTGTCAAAAATAAGGCATAACGTTTGTCGCTTGTACTAGGCGGCTATGCAGTTGCGTATATTCTGCCGCTTAGTACAAGCGATTGTTAGGGGATGTTATTTTATTAATAATTTTTAAAAAAACTAAAATGAAAAAACAATGTTTACATAAATTTCATTCTGTTTACTACGGGAGTGAATGGGAAGTAGAGTGTGAAAAATGCGATAAAAATGTACGTGATTTATACGGTAAAGAAGATGCTAATAAAATAGTTGATGATTTATTACTTATTACAAATCATAAAAAATATAATTTTTATAACACTGGAACGGCTCAGGAATGTATAGATGAAGATAATTATTGGAATCCAAGAACAGAAGAAGAAAAAGAGTTTGGATGTATTGTTTCTTTAGTTTTTGCAGCAATAGTTTTTATTATAATTTATTTTATATGGTAGTAGTAAAAGATGTTATTTGCTGGTGGTCGGGTGGAGTTACTTCCGCAGTTGCTTGTAAAATTGCTATTGATATTTACGGAATTGAAAGATGTAAATTAATAATGATTGATACACACAATGAAGATGATGATACTTACAGATTTAAAGCAGATTGTGAAAAATGGTACGGCAAAGAAATTGAAACTATCACATACATAGGCGAAAAATACAGTTCTATTCAAGATGTATGGAGAAAGCATTTATCATTAAACGTGGCTACTGGTGCAATTTGTTCAAGTATATTAAAACGTAAATGCAGAGAAGATTGGCAAAAAACGGCAGTTTATGATTTTCAAGTGTTTGGATTTGAATTTGAGAAAAAAGAATTTAACCGAGCATTAGGAATGAAAATGAACCATCCGAAAGCGAAAGCAATATATCCTTTATTGATGTATGGTTACGACAAAAAGAAATGTATTGAAATAGTCGAAGATGCAGAAATAGAAATTCCTAAAATGTATCAATTAGGTTTTCAAAATAACAACTGTTTTAAAACTGGATGCGTTCAAGGTGGCATTGGTTATTGGCAAAAAATGAAACGTGAATTTCCTGATAAGTTTTATGCAATGGCTGAAATGGAACACGAATTAACAGACGAAAGCGGAGAGCCTAAAACGATGTTAAAAGACCAAAGCAAAGAAGCAAAGGAAAGTTTTAACGAATTAGTTTTTTTAGTAAAGCATCCATACTATCCAAATTTAAAAAGCATTGATGAAATGCCTGATTGTAAAGTAGAACCTTTATTTGATTGCAACGGACTTTGTGGAATAAATGATTTTGACCGCAACAAAACCGAAAAAGATATTAATTATGAGGGGTCGTTGTTCTATAATATCCCCTAACTATTCGCTAACAGCAACTTTAATACACGCTTAACTATGACTATCACTGTGAATTATATTGCAAACTATCGTTTAAATTTCGCTACAAATTACGTGTTTACGAAATGTGGTTTGTGTTATAATATGCAAAGTGGTAAGTTAATAAAACAAATATTGAAAGGAAGTACAATAGGTTATGTTATAGCAAGTAAATTTTATTCACTTAATTTTTTAAGAAGTAAATTAGAATTTATACCTAAAAATATTTGTCCATTTTAAATTAAAGTATTATATTTGTCAAATGAAAAAGCAAATAGCTTATACCGCATTACCTCCTGAGTGCATTACATTTCAAAAGCGTGAGTATTGGTTAGACCAACGCATCCAGCTGACTCCATTAGGAAAAGAAATTAGATATAGTGGGATTAGAGTAAATGAGGATATGCCAAATAAGTACGGAAAGTATCATTGGATATATACATTTATTTATTTAGATGGAAGTGGATTAGTAGAGTTTGAATGTGATTATGATAATAAGATATATGTTAGAAAGTAGTAGGCAAACACAGATTAAGAAGAAGTTACAAGAAGATGGTTGGATAGTAGTAAAACTCATAAAGACCTCGCTTACAGGAATACCTGACATACTAGCATTGAAAGAAGGTAAAGCTATGTTCGTGGAGGTTAAGCAAATTAAAGGAGTGCTATCGCCAATACAATCCCACGTTATAGAAACCCTCCGTACAAATGGATTTGAAGTAAATATTTGGACTAAATATAAAGAAGATTACCAACGCTAACTGTTAGGCTCGACATCTTAGAAAAAGGGTTAGTAGTAAGGTCGGCAAACCAGTAACCCTGAAAGACACAGGTTGGTATGGAAGTCAGGAGAATGGCTCGGTAGTTTAAACTACAAGTGGGTTCAATTCCCACCCTGACGCTAATTAATATATAATGAAAGAAAAATTATTAATAATTATAAATCCAATTACATTAAGTTATTAATAATAAAGTTCGTATATTTGTGACTACAAATATTTATTTATGAAAAGATTTTTTGATAAAGTAGAAAAAACAGAAAACTGTTGGATATGGACTGCTGCAAGTAGAGGTAAATCAGGATATGGAGCATTTAAACTAAATGGTAAAGTTATAGATTCACATAGAGTTTCATATTCATTACATAATGGAGATATTCCAATAGGTATGTATGTATGTCATAGTTGCGATAATAGAAAATGTGTTAATCCTAATCATTTATTCTTAGGAACTGCTAAAGATAATTGGCAAGACGCATTTAATAAAAATAGGATAAAACTTTTAGGAGGTATTAATATTGAAAAACTTAAAAAACATCCAAGTATAGGAGCTTACAATAGAGGATGTAGATGTTTAGATTGTAAGGAATTAAAATTTACATCTCAAAAAAATTGGAGAAATAAACAAAAATTTATAAACAATGAAAGAAAATGCAATGATTAAAATAGGAGCTATGATTGAAGTAGCAAAAAGAGAAATGGATAACGACCCATTTTGGAAAATTGGAGTAGCAGATGCACTCGTATTGATAGATGCTCAATTGAGAGAAGTTGAAACATTAGAATACATTTATTCACTAATACAAAACGACAATGACTAAAACACAAGGAGGAGTTCGAGAAGGAGCTGGAAGAAAGAAATTAGATTACGATTTCAAAATATTACAGTTACGTGTTCCAACAGAAATGGAAGGAGCAGTAAAAGATTTCATTAAAAAACTTAGAAACGAATGGCTTACAGCAAACACACAGTAGAAAAAAGACTCTCAATATGGGAGTACGCAGCAGAGCAAAAACAAAAAGCAAAAGAACTATTAGAAAAATGTAAACAACGTGAAAAAGATTTGGCACATAAGCGACACCCATAGTTACCACGATTTATTAGAAATTCCTAATAATATAGATATTGTGATACATTCAGGAGATTGTAGTAATGTAAGAGATGCTTACAATAATGAACCTGAAGTTAGACGATTTATTGATTGGTATTCTGAATTACCTATTCCAATTAAAATTTATGTAGCTGGAAATCACGATTCATCGATTGAAAAGAAGTTAATTACTAAAGAAGATTTTTATAATAATGGAATTATATATCTTGAAGATGATTTTACACACATAGGCGGATTTAAAATTCACGGTAGTCCAATATCGCCTAACTTTGGTAATTGGAGCTTTATGAAAAGCCGAGATAAATTAGATAGGCATTGGGAACGAAGTATTGATGATGATGTAGATATATTAATCACTCATACACCGCCTAAGGGAATATTAGATATTTCTGAAGATAGAGATGGTAAATTAGAATATTGTGGCTGTAAGGCGTTAAAACGACACGTTATTACAAGAATAAAACCAAAACTAATGTTATTCGGACATATTCACAATAGCGATGATATTATTAATGCTGGAACAATGAAGCTATCTATTTGCGATACCATATTTAGTAATGGCTCGGTAGTAACCGATAGAAGATTTGGCAAGTTGAGTAGTAATGGTAATATATTTGAAATAAACCCCTAATAAATATATTTATTAGGGGTTACTTATTGCGGTGATTATCGCCGCATCACTTAAACTTATCTTTCATTTCTAAATGAAGTTTGTACGCTGAATTGCTTATCTCGTAGACTCGACCACAATCTTGACATTCCATTAATCTCTTGATAGTTCCCATAGCAGTAACTACATTTTTAAGCAAGACTACATTCTCACTTGAGCAAGATGGACAACTGTATTTAAGATTACCGTTTATAACTCCAGCGTGAGTGTTTGGTTTAATGTAGTTCTGCATCGTTAAGAATACATCTTCCAAGACAACTATATCCCCATCGCAGTAATTACCCATTTCTTCAAGTGCATCGGGATTACCTTTCATAACTTCCTTCCACATATCAAACCCACTATGCTTAATCTTTGCTCCAACTCCTAAAAATTGTGCAATGTAATCCAGCTTATTGGAATTGAAATTAAAGCCACTTTTAGCCTTTTTAAGCGTATCTAATGTCTTGTACTGCGGAAACATTGAAACTCTATGGAATATACAACGTGTTCTTATCCATTTGATGTCAAACCTATCCCCATTGTGTGCAATCATTTCGTCAGCCTTATTAGCCACCGATATAAAATCAATAAGCATTTGCTTATCACACATATCTTTATCCCACGTTAATCTATGGATTTTATCTTCGTGTTCCCACTTATAAGATATACATATAATTTTACGCTCGTCTACGATGCTATCGGGGTGTATAGTTAGATTATAACCAATCCTCCAAGCATAAACAAGATTAGGAGAAGTTTCTATGTCAAAGAAAAGCCTTTTAATATGCTCTTGATTTTGAACGATGTCGAAATACTTATTCTCTTGTTCAGGAGTTAGTCGATAACGACCTTGCTTATTGATAATTACTCCAACTTTGTTAGCGATATAATGGTTAAATCGATACCGCCTTTCAGCATTTTTTTTCATATTTTTTGTTTTTATAAGAGAAATCTCTCCCAAATATATGAAATTATTTTTTAATAACGCTTAATTTCTTCTCTTGTTCTTTGGAAATCATATATCTACCACTTTTATTTAGCTTTGCACCAATCTTTTTAGCAGTAGCATTGTCCATTCTGTAACGTCTGTTTGAGTTCTTTTTCATTTGAATCTATAAATTATATACGCAATTAGTGGAATTAATAACCATAACAAGATAAGATTAGAAGTTCTCTCTATATCTTTAACTTTTCTGTTTTGAGTGACTTTTGTGTCTTGTACTTTTAACTTTTCTTGAGATACTTTTATATTTTTTATAGTGTTGTCTTTTGTCTTTTTATAGTTAATAGTAACATTTCTATATGTTTTACCATCTATTACAATATCCTTACAAGTATCTAATGGGGTTATCGTAATCTCGTCTATTGTAATATCGTTCTCTATTTTAATATCCTCTTTTGTCGCTATTTTAGTAGTAATTTGCGAAATAGAATCCTTCTTAACCTCATCTATAATTACCTTTCTTGTTGAACAAGATGATAACATTGTAATTACAATTGATGCTACTATAACAGTTAGCCAAAAACCTATAAAATTATTCTTCTTTGAAATAGTTGTCTGCTTCATATATTCTTCGTCTAGTTAAACCTGCTAATTTTTTAGTGCCTACCTTATCCCATTTTAAAAACTCTGTACGTATAGCTGGGTCTGTATGATTTAGATTTACTTTCTTTAATAGTGTACTATTCATAAAATTTGCTACTCCTACATTATAAGCGAAAGACACTAAAGAATTGAATTGATTTTGAGTTATTGGTGATTTAACACAAGTTGAAACTCTTTTAGCAAATTTGTCAGCAATATCCTTAAACATATCAAATGCTTCTGCTTTTGTAATTGACTTGTCAATCATAGTTACTTTTCTGCCATCTCTATAAAACGTATTGCCATAGCCAATTGTTGCTAATTTAGCAGGGCATAGGTATGGTTTAGCACTAAATCCTTCAAATTCACATATCATTAAATATCCGCTGTTATTAAGTTTAGGCATATCTTAAGTTTGTTTTGTTTTTATTATTACCTTTTAATTGCATACACAATGTCGTTTCTTTTATATTATAAATTAATGAAGCTTCTCTTAATGATTCATAAAATACACCATTACTAATATCTATTATAATCATTGACCTATTAGATTTTTTTCCGTTTTTAGCTAATGATAAATTTTTCTTGTGTTCTTCTGAAAAGTTTTTACCTAACCAAAATTTAGAATTATTATCAATCATTTTTTTTATTGTTGATTCAGAAAAAATATTTCCTAATAATTTTTTAGATATTTTATTTTTTGTTTCTTCTGAACGTTTTTTACCACTCCAAAATTTAGCATTATTTTCTGACATTTTAATTTTAGTTGAAATAGAATGCTTCTTATTTAACATTGCACCTTTTCTACCAATTCTAGATAAACTCATTTTTAATTTAGTTTCTTCAGAATGTTTTTTTCCTAAATTTATATTTTTTAACCTTGCTTTTTGTTTGTCAGACACTATTCTTCCTTTATTTGATAAACCTATTTTAATTTTAGTTTCTTCACTTAGTAATCCGCTTTTATCATTTGATTTAGTTAATTTACAATTCAAACCATTTTTTTCAATTGCTAAATATAAATCTTGATAATATCTTTCTTTGTCGTTTAATTCATTTATATTACACTCTAAAATAATTTCAAATCTATGATTATTAAAACCATATTTTTTTAGAGAATTGTATAATCTTATTTGATTTTTACAATCTAAACATTTATATTTTGTAAATCTATTTTCTATATCAATAGACTGACCTATATAAATTTTATTCGTCGGACTTGTTATTTTATAAATTCCTATCATATAATGTTATTTTAATATTACAAATATAGTTAATTTATATTAGCCTTTATTGTCCAGCTTCATCTTTCTTTGGTTTTAATGATTCATATATTTTTACTCCAGTATATACAATAGATAGTAATAATAACATTATCTTCAATGTGTTTTCAACATCAGTAAATGTTATAAGCATTGTAAGCGAGTTCAGTAGGTACAGTTTAGTAGATTCCATTTTATTAACTTTTTAATTTTGCAACTATATCAGTAAATCCTTGAATGCTTACATAAGCAGTTGCGATTATTACCCAATCTTGAGATGTTAAATCTCCAGCGAATAATGCACAACAAGCTATTACAAAAACCATTAGTTTTCGTGATATAACTTTATTTAATATTTTATCTAAATTATTTATAATTCAAATATTGATGTTGTTCAGGTATATCGTCTTCCGATATTTCAAACCATTCTGGATGTTCTAAAATTGAAGGGTGTTGTTCTAATGGCTCATTTGCTATAACTACTGTATAGCTATCTGTTCCTACTGAATTAATTTGTCTGATGTGCCTCATTATACAAAGTATTGAATTGTTGCGTATGCGTATCTATAATTTGCTGGTGTTCTTACTATTGATACTTCGCAAACATTTGGTGAAGTGGATTTTAAACGTAAACTACAAAAAGGTAGATTTGAAACTGCTGATGCTTTTGATGTTGTTATCGCTCCCGAAACATAACTAACAACATCTCCAACTGCTGATACTGATGTTGGTAAGGCTGGTGTTGGTGCAGTTGATGGTAAATCAAAAGTTACTAATGTTAATCCACTTCCAGCTGTCGCATAAGATAAATTTATTACTAATGTTACCATATTACCAACTTGTGATAAACTATAAGTATGTTGTATAGCTCCACTTGGTGCAGTTGTGCCACTCCAAGTTGGTGTCGCACCATCATAAGTTGCATTTGTTATATTTTCAAATACTTTCTCTGTTGGTACTGCACTTGCATTTGTGTTATTTGCTAATATTGTAAATGCAGACTGTGAAGGAGTGGATGCACTAACAGTTAAATCTCCACTTCCTAATAAACTATTACCGTTTATAGATTTGATGTTTACAGTTGATTGTAAAGTATCTTGTTTTCCACTAAATTGCGTTTGAATTGCACTTGTAACTCCTTTTACATAACTTAATTCGTTTAAACTTGGATATGTTGCAATAGGTAAACTAACTACATTTTTATTTGCATCAAAACTAGCTATTGTATTTATAGTTTGTCCTGAAGCGTTTAAGCCTGTTCCTATTACAGTTCCTACGCTATTAATATAGGCTTTTAATACACTAGATGTTTTAAATTCAGCAATATTAGAACCTGTCATAGTTTCAAAAACTCCACCAGTAGCTGAAAACGAAGTTCCGTATATACCATAATTACTATCTGAAGAACAAAATACACCAATCCCACCACCCAATGCAAAAGATTGTATGCCATCTCCGTTTGTAGATTGTGCAAATATAGCTGCATTATTATCAGACCCAGCAAATATTCCATATTCGGATTGAGAAAGAGCAGTTATAGGAACATCAGTAGGTGAATTAAATGTTTTTGCCCCAGCAATAGTTTGACTTCCTGTTGTAATTGCTCCTCTTGCAGTTGCACTTGCACTTGGTAAATTAAATGTATGTGTGCTTCCACTTGAATTAATAGCAAAATCTGTTCCTGTTGTTCCTGTTGCAAAATTTTGAACTTGTGCTTGTAATCCATTTAAAGCAGTTAATCCAGCACTGAAAGTTGTTATTACTTCACAAAGATGTCCGTTTTGAGTATGTAATGTAATTGTTTTACTTGAAGCATTTACATATACTCTAATCGCTAATCTATCATTAACTGTTAATACCGTTTCAGGCACTGCTAATGGTGTAAAATAAGCATCGATAGTCGTTCCATTTGTTATTCCTTCAGGATTAGCAGAATCACTTGCAATCAAAGTAAAGGTAGTTCCATCGTATTTATATAATTCAACATAAAATGAAGGAGAGCCACCATTGGAACTTGAAGAAAAGAAAAATTCTAAATTCCAATTTCCAGCAGGAATAAGTAATAATGATGGGTCTGCAACATCAGTTATAAATGAAGCTATATATCCATTTGTATTTCTATTAAAATCTGCACCTGTTCCTGTTACCGCAGTTTTACTAAACTCGTAATAAGTTGTACCACCGAAAGTTCCTTGACTTGTTCCACCGTTTAAATAATAATTAACACTTGAACCTCCGCCACCTGCACCACCAACAGAAGATATTTGACCACCTGATATTGTTATATTAGTACCAGCAGTTATTACCGAACCATCAGCAGCTAATATTTGAGATGAAGTACCTCCACTTTTAACAAATGAATTTGCAGTTATTGGAGTTGTTGTAGAAGAACCTAAATTAGTAACAGATTGTAAATTTTGGTCTCCTGTATTAGTTCCGCTTATTGCAGCAAGTTTATTCTTTTCAGTTGTGGTGTAATCTTCTGTACTTAATCCTTTTCCTATTATTTTATCAACCTTTAAAGCATCTTGTGTATCTACATAAGTTACAGTTGCTAATCCACTAATTGAAGGAATAGTTGGTTTATTTAATATTTGAGCATCGCCAGTAGTAGCATTCCAATCAGCATTTACATTTACTTCAGCACCTGATGCAATACCACCTAATTTATTCTTTTCAGCAGTTGTATAATCATTTAAAGTAGCACCTGCTAATGTACCATTTCCTAAAGGAATAGTTGCATCTGTACCTGTGTCGCTGTTAATTGTAAAGTTAGTAGCAGTTTGAGTTGGAGATAAATTAGTAGCACCGCCAATAGAAGATAAAGCAACAGTATTACCGTTATCTAATAATACATTCGTACCTGTTCCACCGCTTTTAACAAACGAATTAGCAGTTATAGGATTAGTAGTACTTGCACCAATATCAGTTACAGACTGTAAGTCTTGATTACCTCCACTTGTAGTAACTTTGTTAATATTGATAACATTAGTATTTGGCTCTACTTGAAAGCTAACTGATGTTACAGTCTGAAATACATCTATATCTGCCATTATCGTGTTACATCATTAGTTATAATAAAATCTCCTTTGATTAATGTTTCAATTACGCCACCGATATTAAACTCCATATCATAGACATAATTACCAGCTTGAATATCAATCATTTGTGTATTTATCTTAAAAGAACCTGTTGCAGCATTTGTAATAGTAATACCTGCGTTGGCAACAGAGGTTAATTCCAAATAAGAAACACCATCTTTTTCTTTTCTTAACTGCATACGAATAATCGCTCCTGTTAAATTCTGTGGAGTACCGTTAAGTTTATATACCATTGGTATTTGCTTAAACGTATCGCCTTTATAATGCTCTATATTTGGAAATTCT